GGGAGGTTGACATTAGAATGCTCAAAGAATGCAGGCATCCGCGCACTTCTGGTGGCAGAAAGTTCAGGCGCTTTGCCCTCATACATTAGCCGATCACTAGAATCCAGCCAAAATTTTTTATCTAAAAATTTATCGGATGATTCACCAAGAGGTTGCATCACCCAGTTGATAGTTGCCTTGCGGAGTTTATCAAGACTAGGAGAGATACCAAGCCCCAACTCGCTACAAACAAGGCTATTGGTTGCAACATGAATTTGTTCATCACGGCTTATGTCCGCTGAGGTCGTACGCATTGCAGCGTCACCGTTAAATCTAAAGAACGGGAGTAGAACGAAGAAAATCGCACGCTCCGCCACCATGGCTTTGAGCACAGTGTGATCAGGATGGTCAATCCACGCCTTTTGTAGCGCCATCGCCTCCCTCTCAGCTTTTTCATCAACGCCGTAAGCATCGGCAATGTAACCGAGAGCCAGGTCGTGGTTCTCTTCATCCCGTACATTAGATACGAGCAACTCCCGCGCTGCACTCGGAATATCGGTGGAAAGTGCATCAGTAATAAAATCTCCTACGGGTAGTTCCATGTGTCGTAAGGCGAGAGCACGGTAGATTGTTTCTTCTGCTCCTTCCTTGCAGACACCAGCAGTAGGTTTCACTGGTGTCCACTTGCGCTTACGCGCCATCAATTTATCGTATGGTGTCATTATTCTTGGCAATCACATTGTGGTTCATTTAAAATTTCTGACAGGTAGTCATCAACATCCACATCCTTCAGAGCTGCATATGCATCACTCTTATCCTGCACATCGCCCATCACTTGCAGGGAATAATACAGAGAAGTCTGAGGAGATTTCAACCACTCTTCGATAAACGACTCATCCATGATAGCCAGGTCTGACCACCAGTTATAAGAGTATCCATGAAGAAGACCTGTGGAGGAGTACAGCTTCATGATGCCATCAGCAACTTGCTTATAGACATCCCAGCCAACCTCCGAGGCAATCTCTACATCACCATATTCATAGGTCTGTACACCAAAGGTGCCAGAGTCCCGATCAACACTCTTCGCAATAGGAGGAGCGATTTCAGGGGTACACGTGAAGCCATCGAGATCTTTTGATCGGTAGCTACACGATGCAGTAGGTGCAATAGCAAAGGCACGTACCATGTTGTTGGCACGAGCAATCTGTGCTGCTGCTTTGATACCAGAGTTCAGTTGTCGTACGAGTTCGTAGGCAGCAGTTGCTCTAGTCTCTCCTGCGTGGAAGTGGTCCAGTGCTCGACCGAACTGTGCGTAAGTGACCCCATATCTCCGCAGGAGGTTTGCGAGACCCAGCACTCCAAGTCCAACCTGTCGATCATCGGTAGGACTGAGGTACTCTCCAGTCTCTCCAACACCTGTTGAAGAATGGAGTGAGCAAAGTTGTGACATCCCTTCAGTGAAAGCACGCGGTATATCTTCGAACTCGCAGGCTCCAAGATTAACGTGTTGAAGCAGACATGTTCCTCTTGAGGGCAGGTACACCTCAAGACAGACGTTTCCACGGATGCGCTTTGTTCCTTCATATTTAACTTTGTTGAGCCAAATGTCACCGGCTTTGATTCCTTTGATTAGTTTTTGGCGGGTAATGACGTCCATCTCTTCCCACCAGTCATCTGTGATGTTGACGCACCGCTTGACCCATGCGAGTGACTCTCTTGGAGCAGTGATGAACTCATCAATGTCAGGGTGACTAGCATCAAGATGTAGAACGATAGCACCGTTCTTATACTTACCGCCGCGTCGGAGGATTTCATTTAGAGTAGAATAGATTTTCCCGAATGAGACAGGACCACTGGCAAGTAACCCTTTGCCATTATCGTGTCCTTTTGGGCGGAGTCGGGAGAGATGTACTGCACACCCTGCTCCATTGCGGAGGGCATGTGAGGCGAATCGCCAGGAGGCTTCAATGCCTTCGGGTCCTTCCATTGTGTCATCGACAACAAATACCGTGCACGACACGGGTAGACGTCCATCCGGGTCATCAAGCCAGGATTGAACACGTCCAGTTCTAGAGATTAGTTCAGCCATTGATCAGATCAGTCAGTGTTGGTGGTTGATAGTTTGGTCCCTTAAGGACCTTGCCGTCAGCACGGCGGATGGGTTTACCATCTAGACCGAGCTTAGACATGTTTGATTTATGGACTCGATCAAGAGCTTCTTCTAGATCCCATTCCATATTTTCTGCGTATTGGAAGCAGACATACACAAGGTCTGCTAGTTCCTTCAATTCATTCTCGTATGGTTCAGATGATATCGCTGCTTTCAGCTCCGCGAATTCCTCCGAGATTAAATCCAGTTGCATACTCCGGTTCTCCTTCCCATTCTGGATCCCATAGGCTGAACGGAACTGTATGGCTTGGTCGGATAGGCTCGTCGTCCTGCAGTGCTGAGTATTCGAGTTCATTTTCAAGATAGTGGATAGCCTTTTGTAAGTCTTGCGTGCGAGAACCTTTGTGATCGGCTCTGCAAATATATTTAATAGCATTGCCAAGGTGGAAGCTAAGTTGTTGGGAACGGATAAAGTCTCCTACTTCCCAGTTGTTGCCGTAGTGGTCGGGTGATTCTACCATTTCATTACAAGTTGTTTGACGTTGTTAGATAGAACATAAACTTGCTCTTGTAGTGCCATGAAGACTGTGATAATGTCTTCTCGTGATGCCTCTTCTAATAGTCCTTCAATCCTCTTCAGTTGAAACTTCTGTTCTAATGTCAGTTCTGTAATCGGCGGCGGTGGGACACCATGCGACAAATCGTTTGTTGATGAAGTCATAATCAGATGCGTGGAGAATTTTTGCAAGTCTAGCATTTAGTAAAGCGTCGTCATGGGTCATTCCTTTGGATTTGAAAGCTTCTACTACCGTGTCCCAGTAGTATCCTTTTTCTTCAAAGAGTTTGGTAGCGGTCTTAACACCGTATCCAGGCACTCCAGCGTAGCCATCAGTTTGGTCGCCTGCAAGTGTTTGAATAAAGTGCCATTGATGTGCAGCTTTTGGCGTAATAGTCGTAACGTCTTTAAGGTCATAGAGTTTACCAGGGATTTGACGCATGTCCTTGTCAGGAGAGACAATCACATTACCAGGGTTAGCCGTTGCATAAATACCTAGAGCATCATCTGCCTCTAGTGTCTCCATGATGATGACCTCATGTTCTAAACTCAGTGCATTGATAGCACGTTTGTATCCACAAGGTTTCTTACGGTTACGGTGACCCTTGTAATCAGGGTATAATTTTTTTCTGAAATTTTCATGGTGACTGAAGAACAGGATGAGTGTGGAATCGAAGAACTCTTTCTTGATCTTATCCAGTTCTCGGTTGATGGTTTTCATTACATCAGAGAAGTTGCTTGTGACAACGATTAGATCCTCACCAAAGTCAATTTCAGTTTCTGCAGAGGCGCAGGACTTATAGACGATGTAATCGGCGTCGATTAGCAGCTTCATCCTTGTCCCCTTTTCAGCTTCTTATTGTGACGTGGTTTACTCAGGGAGCTGTTACCCTGTGCTGTCTTCTTTTTAGTTGACTTGATGTCAATCTTCTTCTTTTTGTTGTAGAGCATTAGTGAGTTTCACTCCAGTTGTTTCCAATGGTTGCTTCCGCGTCGATGCGGCAGCGGATGTTGTAGTACTCGCCAGCTTCTGTAGCTGAGAGTACCAGGGATGAACATAAGTCTTGTGCATGTGTTGGGTCGACTTCAAATTGTAATTCATCGTGCACGAATGCTAGCTGAGAGGCACATAGATTCAGTTCTTTCATGTGCTCTTGGTTTATAACCATCCACCTCTTCGCGACTACACCGGCTCCTGACTGGAGCAGGTAGTTCAACGCTTTGTGAGGCGAATCAACTTTAATTTTTCTACCGTCGATAGACTTGATGAACCCCTTTTCCGCAGCCTTAGCAATAGCGGCAATGAGATCACCCAATCCGTCAACCGCAGAAACGTACGCGCTACGGATTTCTTTGCCTTTTCGCTTAGCGGCGGATGATGAAAGTTGTGCATCGTATGAATGACCAATTTTTTCGTCACCTGCACCGTAGAGGAAGGCATAGGTTACTGTTTTTACTTGTTTACGGCTAATGCCTATTTTGTCAGCATTAACTTGATGAATGTCTCCGTTGAGGAGGATGTCTGCATATCTTCCACCGTCCCATCTCGCAAGATAGTGAGATAACATCCGAAGCTCAATCCCACTAAGATCAGCGCCGCATAGAACCAGACCTTCAGATGGTATGAAAAGTTGTCTAAATCGTTCATCTGATGGGACTTGAGCTAAGTTCGGGTTTCGGTGTGCGCATCTGTGTGTGTTAGTAGCAACGGAACAGTGGTGATGGATTCTATTAGCAGTCGTAGCAAGTTTCAGCCAGGCGTTCTCGCCTTCGCTGATCATTCCAAGCATCTTCGTTATCGTCAAAATCCGCAGGAACATCGTCGCTACTTCCGTCCCTATCTCCTTCAGAATCACTTCGTCGATGATAGGCTTCCCAGTAGGTGTCGTTTGCTGCGGCTTCCAGCCATGAAATGTTTGCAGGATCCATGATATGTGATCGCGAGAGGAACAATTTAATTCTTTCAGTCGAGTAAAGGGTGCACCCTTGACATATCCTTGACGGCTGTTATCTCGTTTAGGAGTGAATTCTGATCCTCGAACGAAAGGGTGTCGCCTGCGTAGTAACGCTTCAGTTTCTCGTAGCTCTCCGGCGAGAGTCGATGCAAGTTTCCATGCAGAGCTCTGATCAAACGACCATCCATGGAGCTCTTGGGATGTGAGGATTCGTTGTACGTCATGTTCTAGCGTGACCCATTCAGGTAAGGTTGAAAGTGGTGCCATAGTTTGGTCGTAACGTGTACGTCTTGAATGCAATAGTCTTCCATCTCTTGTGACCAGTCTTGCCAATCAGAAGTGGAACCATAACTACCTTTAAGTTCATTCAGGCGGTACCCGTAAGATTCTAGTGAGTGTTTTCCATATAATTTAAGTGGCATCCCTTCCCAGAGATGCTTTTTATCTAGGCTCATCATGTCTGCATGGTAGAGTCTACTGAGAAGTAGAGTATCAACCACAAGAGCAGGGCTATCGAACCAACTATAAAGTTTGCGAATAACAGGCAGATCGTAGCTAATGATGTTGTGACCAATAATGCTGTCCGCGTCCTGGAGTCTTTGCAAGCCTCTTGAAATCGGCTCTTGACTTCCCGTGTCGTTGTATGCAATCGTCTCTTTAGTTTCGAGATCGTGGATAGCCAGGCAGTGGATGGTAGTAACATTGTAGAGTAATCCGTCTGTCTCAATATCAAAGATTAAGTTCATCGACCATTCCACTTGTACGTCTTATCGACGAACTGTGCTTTCTTAATCATCTCCTCAGTAGGAGGGTTAGGTTTAGAAATCGGTCGTTGGGTCGAACTCTGGGGTGAATTCTGTTTCATTGAATTTACAAGTGTCAAGGTCATACTGTAGCTCACAGGCTACACCAGTTTCGCCAGAATATCTATTCTTAAGGACTCGCACAGTCGTAGAGCCTCGTTTAGATCCGTCCTGCTGATCTCGCTCGAGCGCAATGCAAGCATCGCTGAGTTGAGCAATAGAAGCGGATCCTCGAAGCTGTCCGAGCGTGACTCGAGCTCCCTCTTCATGGTTGACATCAGATGAAGTTCTCCGTAAGTGTGAAACAAGGAACATGGCAATACCAGTTCGTTCAACCAATGACCGTAGTTTAGTCATGGTTGTGTCGATCATTCGTCGCTCGTCTCCATCCAGTCCACTGAGGAGGATTGAGAGGTGGTCGAGGAAGATGATCTTAGTGTCGAGACCTGAAGCCAGATACTCGATCCTATTATAAATAACATCAGGATCATAGCTGCCGAAACCATCATACAGCTGGAGGTTCCAATTAGCCATAGTAGCATCGAACGCTTCCACGAGTTCTTCCCTTTCATGTTCTCCGATGTGTAGTGGTTTACCTACCGCTGAAGACATGAGTCCCAAGGCAGTCCGTCGGTTCGACTCTTCAAGTGCAATGTAACCGACCCGCTCTCCGTTTTGTAGAAAACTAGTTGCAAGCTCCCTGCAAAAGCTGGACTTGCCAATACCACTTCCTGCAGTGATTGTGACAAGTTCTCCATATCTAACTCCGTGCAGAATTCTTTGGAGACCAGCATATGGGTAGTCATGGTTAGAAGGTGGTTGTGGTGAGGTAACAAGGTCAAGCAAGGTTCTGCCATCAACAATACCATCAGGTCGGTATGGTTTAGCGTCCCAATAGGCACGTGTCAGAGCGTCGTAATCGTTCGCCTGGAGCGCGTCAGATGCGTCCTTGTAGTCGTTTAGGCGTGCAATATACACCTTACCTGGTGGAAGCACCGTAGCAGCGTTCTTAGCGGCTTCTATTCCAGCTTCATCGTTGTCAAAGAAAAGGACGATTTGGTCATAGCCCTGAAGAAATTGTAGATTCTTCTGAATCGACTTCTTTGCTGAAGCTGCGCCAGTGGGAAGCGATACCACTGCCCAAGTTGGTGCGATCTCAAGGCATGACGCCGCATCAAGCTCGCCTTCAGTAATTGTAATTCGCTTACCTTCAGGTCGCCATAGATGTTGACCGAAAAAAGATCCATCAGTTTCGCCTTCATAGCTGAATACCTTTGATTTAGAACGTGTCTTAGCGCCGATACATTGACCATCAGAATTGTGATAGTGGAATCGTAACGTGTCACCGTCTCGGTAGATCTTGAACTTTTCGCATGTCTTCTCTGATATGTTGCGCTTGTTCAAGCGGACTGCAGAGCCGACGTAATTCATAGTCATTCTGTTGTGTTGCTTGGGTGGTGAACCATTTCCTGGTGTCCATGCGTGGCATACGAAACAATAAGTGTGCTCGTCTGTGTAGACTGCGAGTCCATCAGAGGACCCACAGTCGGGACAAGCGTCGTGGTGTGAGAATTCAGATGAGCCATTTGAGTGGGATATTTGCATAGCTGCACCATTTTATTCCGTGTTTGTCGCACCATTGTGCATAGGTGGTTTTAGATTTCTTACTGATTTTATTGAAGGGTGCCTGAAATACCATACGCAAGTCAATCTCTGGATGTTGTTCAATGACAGCCTTGATCTTGCGTCGATCCTCAGGTTCCCATAATCCTTTACATTCTAGATAGACTCCATTTGGCAAAACGAAGTCAGGCGTGTAGTTGAATTGAATCTCATAAGGAACCTTAGTTGATTCGTACTCATACTTCACACCTAACTCCACCATAAGATCAGCGACCTTTTCTTCAAGTCCTGATCGGAATGCCATCAGTCCTCCAGTGCTTTCTCAATGAGTTCATCTACGATCTCATTGACAGCACGCTGCATTTCATATCGGAAGTCATCACGAGACTTCTTCCATTTGGTGACACTAATGGGAGGAAGCTCCACTGTCATGTCGCATCGGTAAAGACCGAGCATCTCATCAACGGTAATCTTAGCGTCAACCATCAGAAATCATCCTCCTCATCAGTTTTGGGTGTAATAACAGGGTCAGAAGCTTTGAAGCCTTCTGTTGTGCCAAACATAGCAGCGACATCTTCCACTGGCATGTCACCAGTATCAACGCCAGCCTTGGCATTCAGTGCCACAACCTGGATGGCTTGACACTTGAGCGAGGTGCCGTACGTGACACCGTCCTTAAGGATATAAGGTTTCTGATAGAACGCGAGCTTAACTTGTGCTCCGCTGTAGATAGGTAGATTAACATCAGTGACAGGAGTGCCTTCAGTGTCCACCACTGGCGGCTTGAGATCTTCATTCCATGAGAACTTGATTTTATACTGACCATCAGCAACCTCTTCCCAGGGTTCAGGTTTGCAGACGCTGCGCTTCGGGTTCTTCAGTTTTGATTCACACCATTTCAGTGTTTCAATACGATCCTCTTCAAGCTTGTCAATCATGTCCTGATCAATCAGAGCAGACATGGAGTATCCAAACTTGGAGGGTTTCATTACAGCCTGGTATCCTTCGAGGACAACAGGGCGTTCGGTGACAAATGTGGTTCTAGCCATTAGCAAAAGAAGTAAGTGGATTCAATCACGGATTCTGGTTTCAGATCTCCAATGATCGGTGGTTCAGTCTCTGCACCTATCTGTTTGGCAAAGTCCTTGAGGTAGTCATGCTCTGCAAAGAGATGCATGTATACTTCACGAACAATGGATGATAGAGCAGACATGTCAGTAGCACGACATAAAACCGAGTCGTGTATGAGGGAAATAGGGGCGTCGAATCGTAACGAAGCCAGGTGAAGTAGTGAGGCGTCGAGTGAGTGGATGACATTGGGAGCGGTTGCGGCTTTGTGTCTTGATATGGATGGTTTGTCGGTTTCACCAACTGACACCCTGATCTTAACACGACCTAGTAACTGTAACTCAACATCTTTGTACTCAGCCTTCATTATCTTCTGAGTGACAACAAATCCTGATGGTGTGCACCATTGGATCTGAGTCTCTCCTCTCTTGATAGCTTTAGCTACCTCTGATTCAAACCAAGCCATGACAGCCATGGGACCAGGCACGATGACATCCATAGAGGCTTTGACTGCCTTCTGTGTAGCATCTAGTTCAGGGTAATCAATCTCATACCCTTGTTCTTTTAATGCTTGCCTGATGTATGTGCGATTGCTTGACGCTTTCGCATTGTAAGGGATAGTCATGACAACACGCTTGACCGTGCTCCTATTCATGTAAGGTTTTACATTGTCAGGGACGTTTGGTTTAGCGTGCTCGGCGACGGTGCGGTAGGCGTCTGCGGGTCGCTCTCCTGGCAGGACATTGACAAGACTTGCAGTGCTTGCGTCTCGGCATAGTCCGGCGAGTATCTGTAGACCACTGCAGGTGGCATCAACTGCAACTGGCAGAGCAGTGTAATCTCGATCACGTTTAATACAGCAATGGTAATATTCATCACATGCAGCAAGGAATAACCATGGCTCCTCAGCTGACTCCCATTCAGGAAGACAACCAATAGGATCTTCAGCTATTCTTGTGATGAGATGATGATTGTTGGCTGTCCATTCAAGTCGGTCCTTGATTGTGGCTTTATCTAGACCATAAGTAGTCGCAACCTGGAATGACAACCATTCTTCAGCATCAGCTGTTAGCTTAGCTGCTTCATAAAACTTCAATAATGATTTACCGAAGTCAGTATCCTGCATAGACAAGAACGCAGGGATTGGGTAGATCCTCCCTCTATAATCAAATGAATGAGGGATAAAGAACTTATCCTTGTTCTTGAATAGCTTTACAGCATCCATAGTCATCCGAGTCCTACAAGACCTTCGGAAACTATCAGCTTGTAGATTGTACCTTTCAGCAGCATCTCGCTTGTACGCTTGACGTGCTTCTTTATTGGTATCAATATCCACAGGCTTAGGTGGCATTGGATAATCAACAATAGGGATAAACTTACCTACTTCAATACCCTTTTCAAACAGTTGCTCAGCAACCGTCGTAACGAAAGGATTAATAGTGTAGGCTACCTTCTGCGCCTTGTTCAGAGCGGCTAGCGGTGTTTCTCCCTGTATAGGTGTGGGATCTCCTCTACGCACGAGATCGTGACACATCCGTATCTCATTTAGCAGGTAACCACCATGCCTGTCATTGGTCCAGTCATTAGGCTCAATGAGCATTGGGTAGGCGATCGGTGAGAATAGCTCAGCTTGAGCCATGATCTCGTCCTTGATCTTGAGGAACTCAGGAGTCGGGATGACATAGTTGGTAGTCTTCTGACCCTCACGTTTCATGTGCCGTGTAAACCACCCAGAAGCCTCCATGATGCACGAGAGCAGCCAGTTGCCTAGCTTGACCCTTACATCGGCACTCCAAGTCTTCCAGGGCGTTACATCGCTCCTGTTGATAAGGGTGCGGACAACCACCAATTTCTGATGTGTACCACATGCACGGTGCCAGTAGTTATCCTTGATGATCTTGAGCAAACCAGGGCAGACACGCTCATAGTATTGCATCTGACACTCTTGCTCAACTGCTTGACCAATGCCTTCAGTAACCTTGACTAATTGATTAGATGCATCCTTGGTGCTGAATACACGATCAAACGTGATCTTCAAGGCGATACCTGCCGCAGCCAGTGGTTCTACATCACGTAGATACTCGTGGATGTGCTTGAATGATACGCCATTTTTACCACGCTTGACTTGATACTCAACTGTTTCTTCTATTCGTTTAACTACCAGAGGAAGAAGCATTTCCATACTAGCAGCACCATAAGTAGTAGCGCTAGCATACTGTTTGTCTTCTAAGTCCTTGGTATTCTTCCGTAATTTATCGAGACCACAACGAATTGCGTCTCGCTCAAAGCGTACTTGTTCTTCAATCTGTGCAGGTGTCGCCAATAATGTCTTCTCCGAATGCGTACTTGGTATCGAAATCGTAACGTAATTCTAAAGCGTAGAACTGCTCCATCTCAGGATATTGTTCTACAAATTCAGGAAATTGATCAATCGAAATCAGACTCATTAGCTTGTTTAATTAGGTGAATAGAATAGTTGTCACATAGGACAATCTCATTGTTAGCATCCTCACATTCTTTCATGAGACGCTTGCGTGCCATGTCCTCACGCTTGTATGCATACTCGCGGACTTTATTGGTCTCACGATTATACACACGCATTAGGAATGCATGGCTAGATGGTAACTGCCAAATAGACATACCAGTCATGAACTCTTCAAAGGTGCAAGTCTCGAAGTCATCATCATGTGCACCCTGAATCTCTTCCCAATTGTTAGGAAACTCTTTACCACTCATCACACATCCTCACATCTTTAAGGGTACAATTGCGTTGGCTGGATAACTCCAGAGCCTGCCAAGCAGCACGCTCAACATCTGGAGCTAAGACATACTCTACACGTACATCTCCAACGTCATTCATCATACGAACTTCATATTCGTCATAATGGATTTTACCGAGTAACGCCATACTTTACCTTGAGGTGTTTGAGTTGTTGTTTGGATTGTTGAATTAATCGTGGTTTACGTTTACCACGGAGTGGTTTTCCACTGTTGTGTTGCCAATTAGGTGTTGTCATGAAATGCGTCCTTGAGGAATAATCGT